CAGCCGCCGTGTTCTCCGCTTCCGTCCAGACATCAAAACAACTTTCCACATTTCCAGAAGCGTCTATTCCCAAAGGAGCTTGACCCGATGAACAATTAGAAGGATTGGAAGCCAGAGCATTGGCTTTAGCGACAGTAGAACCTGTGGTGGCGTAATCGGCATCATTTGTAAAATCTGAAAGGGTTACATTGCTATAATCTATCTCATTATCTGCCACTGAATTGGTGTCTAAATTCCAAACCCCCGAAGAAATAACCACATCCCCCTTATCTGCATCTACAATAGTAGAACAGGTAAGAGTATCTGTAATATCTGCATCTACAACATTTCCCCAATTATAATTGTGTAAATCGTTATCTACATTTAGAGTTGTTGAGGCTGACCAATCTATTAAAGTCCCAGCGGTTATTACATCGGCGGGATAGCCTGTTAAATCAGAATAAGCAACTGAAGTTAAAAATCCCGAAGTAGCGTTTGAATACTGACTTAAGTCGTCATTCACTATAAAGTTTATATTCCCCGAACCGTCAACATAGTCCACAGTTATCAGAGTCTCTGTCCCGTCCAGCATTCCGCCGACATAATCTTCTACCTCTTCTTGAGATAAATGGGTATCATTATCAGCTAAATACTCTGTAGAAGAAGCAATAAAAGCATCGGCTATTGCCGTTCCCTGCCAAGTGCCGGTTCCAATAGTTCCCACAGTGTGGAGATTTGGCAAAGACGATGAAGCGGCTATAAAGATTGGGTCTGATTCTGAAGTTAAGAAACTGTCAGCCGAACTCAAATTTCCCGTAATCACCAAATTCCCGCTGGAAACATCAACCCAGAAAGGAGCGGTTGAGGTTGAGTTATCGCCCACAACCAAATCCGATGAAGTGTCGGTCAAATAAGTATAAGTGCCAGCGTCTGTCCAAAGAGAACCTCCGCCAGTAACCGTAGTAGTTCCCCAAGTTCCGTTAGTAATGTAAACATATCCCGTCCAATTAGAAGTATCTTGACCAGTGCATCCTTGATACGGATAACATACAGTTGCCGCCATTATTTCTTTTTTGGTAAAAGAAATTGAGTAGTTGGAAATTATTCCAATTAATCCTATAAGTATAATGGTTAATAAGAGAAATTTATTTTTTTTCATATTATGCTTTGCGATAAGTTGCTCTTATTTTTGCTCCCGATGGAGGAGCGGTTATAAATGTTATTATTTTCCCCGAAAGAGTATAATCGTCTGTTAAGAATACTCTTCCACCGCCGACCCATACTTCCAAATCGGAAGAAGAATATGGTGGATATTCTAAACTAAATTGTTTTGTTGACCCGTCCCCCGTTCCTATTAATTCGTTAAAAATTAAGCTAATTCCTCCTCGATGCAATGTTCTTTGACCGAATTTTTGAACTTTAGCCATTTTTTCTATTTCTTCTTGTAAAGATTTTATTTCTCTATAAATCTTTTTTATGTCCAAAGAATTAATCACTGTTTTAATTATTTCTTTTATCTCTTTGTCGGTAAAATAATCTACTCCTTTAACTGGTGTTTTTCCGTCTTTTCCGTCTTTGCCGTTTCTGCCGTCTTTTCCAGCGGGTCCCGGCGGTCCCATAGGTCCTCTTTCTCCTTTTTCGCCTTTTGGACCTTGAAGTCCTCTCTCTCCTTGAGGACCTCTTTCTCCTTGCGGACCTCTTTCTCCTTTATCTCCTTTTTCTCCTTTCACATCTTTAAGAACATTAGCTACTATCCGCTCAACTGAGCCGAAACCAGCTATATTTTCAGCTTTCAGCTTTTCTATTTGGTTTTCCAGAGCGCTTTTAAGTTTTCTAAGCAATTCTGTCTTCATTTCATTTTTTTCCTTTTCCAAATCAGCTTTTATCTCCTGTATTGCTTGAAACAAAGCTAACTCTGGATTGGCTTTAAACTTTAAGTATTCTTTTATTTTTGATTTGGTTAGCATATTAATAAGTTATGCTTGGTAAATTAATTGTTGGTATTTCCACTGCTGGAACTTCTAATGATGGAATTGTTGATTCAGCCTTTTCGGTTTTGGCTTTTTCTCTTGTATATTTCCCCCAAATCAGTCGCAACCAGTCATCTGTTTCTCCGCTGGCCATATCTACTATTGTTTCAACAATTCTTTTAGGTTGAACAACTGGTAATCCGTAAGCATAACCTACTAATTCTGGCGTTGTCATAGCTACTTTCTCCCATTGACTTTTTGAAATTCGATATCCTATTTCTTGGGCGGTTGATAGCAATTCAGTGGAAACCACTCCTTGTCCTCTAAATCCTTTATAGCCGCTTGCTAACCAACTTCCCAGAATTGGAATTACCGCTAATGCTTGTGCTATTTCATCTCTCACAAATTCCTTTACATTTTTGGATGGTCGACTATTTGAAGCCCAAGCGATTATTAAAGCTGGGATAACAAACGCTTCAATTGTTTTTCTCACAACTTCGGTAAATGGAATTCTTTTTTTGCTAAATTTCCCCCAGATATCATGCCAGTAATAATTCCAGTTTTGGTTAAGCTGATTAGTAAACATTGTTAAAGTTTTCATAAATTCACCCGATCGCCAATATTCGGCCAAATCCTTTATATCAAAGAAGGGCTGAGTTCTTCGAATTGCTCTTTCGGCATATTCAGCCGCTCTTTTTAATTCGCCTGGGTTTCTTTTTAAATAATCATCAAATGCTCCTTTCCATATTGCATTTACTGTTATCCGGTCTATTGTCGTGGTTAAGATCATAAATATTTCTCTTTTTGACAATTTGTTTAACATTCTTTTTTCCAGCTCTTTTATTACTTTCGCTTCTGCTACTTCCCTTTCAAAACTTCTCTTATAAATTTGAGGCGAATATTCTTTCATTAACTGCATTATTTCTTTGTTATGCACCATTGCTTCTAATAATCCTTTCAAGGCTGGCAATTCGCCTATTTCCGCTATTCCATTGAAAAAGGAAGCAAATTGTTTAACGGCGGTTGTTAAGTTTATTCCCAAAACCGCTGTTACAGCGTTTACTCTCATCGTTCGAATGGCCGCATCTCCGCTACTTAATGGTCTGTAAGGATTTGTTTCGGCAACCTGTTTTAACCATTGGTCTAATACTTTATATACTTCTCGACCTCCCGCTGACTGAACAGCTGTTCTTACCTCCGGATTCTTCAATATTAATTGAAGATCTCTTACCACTGGTGCGAATGCTTTGTAATGCTCCACTTTCTCTAAGTGATCCCAGAAAATTGATAATGCGTCGAGATCTACTGGTTGCATTGCTTTATGACTTCTTTCTTTCAAAAAGCCTTTCGCAATTCGAGAAGAAGCCCATTTGGCCGCAAACCTCTGCGATTCCTCTTTGGTCAATTCCTGTTCAAAGTTAATAATTGGATCAGCTTTCCATTGAAGTCTAATTGGGAAATAATTCTCGGTTATTCCTAAGCTTTTTCCTTCTATTAATGTTCTAATTTTGCTAATTGCTGGTCCTTCTTCGGTGAAATATTTTTGAAGGAATTCCGCTATTGTTTTTTCATCATTCGTCATTCCTTCAATTGCTTTTTGAATAAGCTCATCGCTGAAATTATTTCCATATTTCAAGTGCATTAAATTGTCGGGATTTAAGCTGTGAAGATAAATACCAATTCTTTCGGATGGAGTAATAACTACATCTTTCGCCAATTCAATTTTATCAGTTAATATTTTTCCTAAATCTATTTTGTTTCTTTTCACCAAGTCAATAAATTGGTCTTGCATTCTCATAATTCCCTTCAGTTTCTCATCTTTCGCTTTGTTTACTGGCTCATAGAAAATTGTTTGCATTTTTCCTCCTTCGATATATTCATCTAATTTCATTAAAATTCTTTCCACTCGAAAGGTTCTATTCAGAAATCCTTTTGTTTGCTCCATTCTTTTCTGATACCAAGATTCAGAAACAGCTTCGCCGGTTATCACTTTTGGCGGTGGCGGTTGTTTAATCTTCGCCAAATGTTTTTTAATCTCATCTACCATTTGCTGAACTTTTCTTTGGCCTTGAATTTTTATTAATCGATTTTTCAGTCGTCCCAAATGAACCAATCTCATTATCTCATCGTGAAGCATTTGCATTTGCTCTAATGTTAGCTCATTAAGAGGAATGGATTCGGCCGCTTCCAAAACATGCTCGGGGATATCTTCAATCGGCTGTCCTTCTTGTCTTAATCTTTCCACATAATTTCTCAGCGCTTCTCTTTTTGCTAATGTTTTTCCCGATCTGAACTTTAAATCAAAGTTTTCTAAAATTGCTTGGATTTGAGATTTTTGTTCTAAAGGCAAATTACTTATATCAATTCTGTTTATCTTTTTTGCCAGCTCTTCTATTTTGCTTCCCACTCTTTTAACTTCTTCTTTTTCTTTTATTTCTGCTTTTGCTTCTTTTTTCCCCATCCTTGCTCCTCTTTCTTCCGCTCGCAGTTTTAATCGGAGAATTTCTCTTTCGGGCTTGGTTATTATTCTTTCCATTCTTCCGCCAGTTTTTAAAAACTCATCAAATGCTCGAGCAACCGCTCTGGTTTCTGCCGCTGTTAAAGGTCTCGATCTCCTTAACTTTTTCACTATTTCATCTGAAAGACTCTTCAAAAACTCTTTCTTTTCCTGCTCGGTTATTAACGCTTTTTCTGCTAATCTCCCCAGATTCTCATCTGTTTTAAATAATTCGGCCACATCTATTTCTTTTTCTACGCCTGCTTTTTGAATCAATTTTTGATATTCTTTCGCTAATCCTAATGCACTCCGGCCAGCTTCAAGTTCTCTCTCTGCAATCTTTTTCCAGTCGTTTAAAGATCTTGGCGATCTTCCATATTCTCGATAAAAGGCTTGATAGGCTGGACTATGTTCGCTTAATGCCGTATATCCCTCCTCTTTTCTTATTACGGCTACTTTTCTGCCTGCTTCTAAATCTCGCAACATTTCTGCCTCTTCTTCTATTATTTGCTCTTTCCGGCTTATTCTTTTAGGTCGTTCAACTGGTTTTATAATTTCTTCTTTTAACGGGATTACCCAGTCACCCTCTTCCCGGACTATTGCGTCATATCCTTGTTTCTTTGCTTCTCGAAAAATAAGGTTATCGGCCGCTATTGGATCTTTTGCTAATAATTCTTCAAATTTTTCATTCCAAATTCCTAATTGTTTTGCCGAATCTTCCAGATTTTCTGAATAAAGAGGATTAACTAATTTGATTTTAGCCGAGATTAGTCTTGCTCCATATATTCTGGCCTCCGCCATTTTGCTGGTAAAGTAATAACCAGATTTAATTGCATTTGGTTTCACTCCTGGTTTTATTCCTCGATAATAAACCTTTCTTCTTACTTTTTTCAAAATCTCTGGTTTACCTCCTACCGGTTTCATTTTTTTAATTTCTAATCCTCTTAATCCGAAAGGCTCAGGTTCTACTGGAACTAAACCTGGCAATTGTTTGAACGGCAGAGGGCGAGGATAAACCAATTCTCTTCCAAATGTTTTTAATCCTGGACTGGGACTGATAATTGCTTGGGCTGGCGCCAATTTTATTCCCTCCGGTGTTTTTACAAAAATTGCCGTATCGGGTTCTATAATAGGAAATGTATATTTCCCAATTTGTAGTTTAATAAAATCAGCTTTTGTCGGAAGACCTCCTTTTTCTAAAATGTTGTAGGCATTTGTTATTTCTTTCATCGCTGGAGCGGAAGCCTCCCCCACTATATCTGGATGAAATTGATGAGCTAATTTTCTATAATAAACTTTCAGCTCTCCCATTGTTTTTGGTCTTCCCAACAATTTCCAAGCCGCTATTTTTTCTTCGAGTGCTGGTGTTATTCCTTTTGAAAGATGAATCGCTCCTAATCTTATCAAATCTGATACAATTGCCACATCCCAAATTGCCGAAGAAGCGTTTTGTAAAATCCCAATAGTTATGGCTTCTTTATCTGAATATCCAAGTTTTTTTAAATTAGCGATGGTTAATTCTGTATCTTCAGCATAGCTCGGAATTCGGTAAGCTTTCGCTTCATATTCTGGCACTTTTTTATTCTTGATTATATAGGGCAGTTCTTGTAGGCTAACTGTTACTTTCTCTGGCAATTCTACCCCCCATTTTGTAATCTCGCCAATCATATTTTGGGGAACGCTAAATTCTTTTTGCATAAAGGGAACTTTCACATAAGTGCCGGGCGCTTCGGGAAGAGTTTTCATCCAGACTTCTCCAATCGGAGTTAAAGGAAATTCCATAGTTTTTTCTTTTGTGAGCTTCCTTTCTGGTAAAATCAACTTCGGTGTGGTGGTTTTAGTGGTTTCTTTCATCTCGAATGGAAAAATTTCCCTTTCTTCTTTTTCAAAAAGTTTCGATAGTTGTATTCTGGGCGGAGTATATGTTTTTTTCTGGTCTGGAAATATTAACGCCATAATTTTTTATTCTGTAAAATCATAAATTTTTTCATCTGGCATCCATTTTCTTTCTCTTACTATTTTGGTAATGTTTCCTTTTTCGTCTTTATCGATATGATATTCCGTCGGATTTTCCGCAATCTGCCTAACTGTTTCATCAGTTTCTATGATGTTCTTAATTTTTTCTTGTTGCTCGGGTGAAATATCTACCATTTTCTTATTCAAGTTTATCACCCCATGCTCAATTGCTCTAATGGTATCTTCTTTGTTTCCATAGCTAATCAATAAACTCATTGCTATCTCTCTCAGTTGTTTGTCCGATAAATAAACTTCCGCCTCTTTTTCTGGTTCTTTCCCCGCTTCTTCTAACAAAGATTTCACATCGCTTACTTCCAATTTAGTGTTTTCTCTTATGGCATTGTATAACTCTATATACGAAGCGTCGGGATTAAGATCTATCAGTTCTCTGGCCCAATTCCAATCAGCAGTTTCAGTTGTTTCTCCTAACTCTTTTATGATTTCCCCAGTTGCTTTATTGATAAGCACTTTCCTTCCGCCTACTTCTATGACTTGAGTATCAACTTCTCCCTCGCCGAGATCAGCAATTTCTTCTCCAGTTTTTTTGTTTATTAAAACTTTGTGCGGTTCGCCATTTTTCATAATTTCCACTACTTGCGTTTCTTTTTCTTCTTTTTCTTCTATTGCTTCTATAACATCGGTTATCTCTCCCATTTCAACATTTCTTATTTGGTTTCTTTCAGCATCAAAATTCAGCATATTGAAAATGTCATTTGGATCAGTTACTCCCTGCTCATAAAGATTTATTATCATCCCCTGCCTGCTTACTTTTTCTTTTTGTTCCTCAAGTTCCTCGTTCTTTTTCCTGATAGATTCCATTAATTCTTTTAATTCTTCCGTTTTTTCATCCCGCCTTTTTTGAATTGCAAGAATTTTCTCGTGCAAAATATCGTATTGCTGGCTATTTAAAGCCAATTGAGCGTCGGCTATCAGTCTTGATTCTTCGGCGTCCAATTCCGCCAACCTTGATATTCCCGCTTTTTCTTCGGCTGAAATTATTCCCGTTTGAATTAAGGGAGCATAGCGGGCTGTTCCCATTCTTATCCCCAATTTTTTAACACTGGCTAAAATTCTTTGGTTAGCATCTTGCAACATCTTTCGTTTCTGGTCATACATTTTTCTAATGCTGTCAATCAGGTTTTTTGTCCCGTCTTCAATAGAAGTCCGAAGGTCATCCAATTTCCCCATTGTATCATTTAGATCGTTATTCAAATCGTTAATTTGGTCTTTTAAAGCGGAAATTTCTGGCGGTTCTTCTTCCTCTTCTTCCTCTCCCAATACTTCTTTCTCTTCTCGGCTCAGAATATACTCTTTCATTCCTTTATATTTTTCCTCCGGCAACCATCCATATTTCACACTAAAATATTCCGTTTCTCCCGAGGGCGTTTTTCTGGTTGCTCCTTCTCTTAACTGAGAATATTCATAAACTGGCTCGCCGCTACTTAAAGTAGCCAGCTTTTTTTTATCTTCTTCTATTTGATTTCTGGCTTCATCTCCTCCAATTACCGTCACTTCTTTTGCCACTTCTTCTTCTGTATCTGAAACACTTTCCTCAGCTCTGGTTGGTGCTGGTGCCTGAGGAACAATCAATCCCGCTCCCGCTTTAATCACATCCGGATCAGTAATAGAAGGATTGAGTTTCATCAACTCTTCTATTGTTGTATTGTATTTTGAAGCAAGCTCTGAAAGAGTTGCTCCTTCTGGAATAATTATTTGTGGCATTGTTTTTATTTAGTTTCCCAATATCCTATTAAATAAAATTCTCTATCGGCCTGCTGATAAATATCAACTGTTGTGGTCGTATCTACCGGCACCACCCATGTATCAAATCCTCCGCCAATCCAACTTCCGTAAGTAATATAGCGATTACTGTCATCATCTCCAGCTCTTACTCCATATCTTTGATCACCGTAATGCGGCACCAAAATTACAGCATATACAGCGTTAGCTCCCAAAGGCGATGATAAATCCCAAGGAGTCCAAGCTCCTATGGTTGAAAGACCGTCTGCGGTTGGAGTTAATTGGACATATTGTAAATCACCCGCATCCACATATGCTTTTCTTGTCGCTTGATTGTCAGACGTCGGGTTAGAGGCTGGCAAGGTTGGAATTACTGAGAATGTGGTGGTAGCAAAATTAAATTCTCCAGTAGAAGTAGCGTCGCCGCTAATTGTTAATTGGCCGCTAATTGTAGTTGTTCCATTGAAAGTAGTAGTTCCGCTAAAAGTAGTCGCTCCGTTAAAACTCCAACTTTCCGTCAGATCCAAATAGCTCTGATCTATTTTTCCGTTAGTCTTTGAAATAACAATCGTTGAGCTGGCCGAACTACTCGTGCTGGCAAAAGAATTCGGCAATACCAGAATAGCTCCAGTGCTTCCTGTAGCTGTGCCCACCGTTAATTCCGAATAATCTGCTATTTCCACTATTCCCTTCACTGTTTCTGAAGCGTCGGGCGAACCTGAAATTGCTATATCGTCAATATATTTTTTGGGTGCAAATTCTTCATTGGCTGTCGGGGCTTTATAACTATCTAATTTAGGAAATGAACTCGAACTAAAAGTCCAAGTGCCGGTAATTGTCTCGTCATTATCTTTCGTCGCTAATCTGTTGTAAAGCTGAGGCGGATTGGAAATAATCAGCTTAGCTCCTCCCGAATGAGTCCGAGCAAGACTAGAACTGGCGGTATAAGGATAAGTAAATTGCAATCCCCGAGTAACTCCTGTTAATGTTGCTTTGGTTGAATTGGCATCTTGACTCACTCCCGTGAAGGAAATAAATTCTTTTTTAGAAGTGCCGGGATCAATGGTGGCGTATCCTATTGAACCGAAATCTGCCATTGTTAATTCATGGTCTGAAACGGGAGCGGTAAAAGATTGCAAAGTTATAGAAGTGTCACTTGTTCCTATTCCGCTTCCCGCCAGGCGATAAACTTTACTGGCGACAAATCTCGTCGAGCCAAACGACATTCCGCTTTCTACATCCATTTCTTTTTGAAGGTCAATCACTTTGCTTCCTATTACCGAAATTCCCGCTAATAAGAATGCAATTATTATTAGTTCAGCTATTTGTATAAATCCTTTGTTTTTCATATTTTTTATTATGTTTTAATGATTATTATCGACCTTATTTTTTGATTTTAATTGGTTCATTTTTACTTCTTGAGACATTTCCGCCGTGAGCCAATATTTTCCATTGTTGATCTACATCGTTTGTGCTATAAATTGCCTGAATTTCAAAGAAATCTCTCGGCACTATTCCGTGAATTACTCGAAATTTTGCCAGTTCTGCCGCTTCTTCCAATAAATCGCCGAGAGGTCTGTCCCCCAAAACTTCATCTCCCAACACTCCTGTTTCGCTTGGTTGATAAAGAATACTATCGTCCGAACCGTCAATTTCGTATTCCAGTTGCTGGGTATATCCCTCGTAATCGTAGTTCAGAGTTAAAGTAAGCTTTGTGTTAGAAGAAATATATCCTTCGGTCAGCCATTCGCTAACTGTTTTTAAATTTGCTTTTAATCCGTAAGAACGGTAAGCAAAAGCAGCTTTGGCTTCAATTGAATTTCCGTTATCGTTTATTCCGTCAAATAATTTATAGGTTTCTGGAACATCGTCTGAATGTCCGTAAATTTCTCCGTCAATGATGGCGAATTTTCTTATTGGCAAAATCTGAGGCGGTTGCCAAAATCTTACGAATGATCCGTCGGCGGTTTGTTTAAGCTCGTTTATATAAACTTTTCCGCTCGCCGGGGCTGAAATGTAAATTCTGTTTCGGTGGAACTTTATATGTCCGTTTGTAAATGTTTCCGCATCAAAATCTGGTTTTATCGGATCGGAAATAATTGGCATATGGGGTAATTCTAATTCTTCCATTGTCCCCAATAATCTTAAGGCGGGTTCGTAGCTAATGTATGCGATATAATCTCCGATTGTGCAGACCAAATCCTGCGATTGAGCGCCTTGGTCTGAACCCGTCTTTAACTTTTTTATTTTTAATGTTTCTGTTAATGTGCCCGATACTTCCAACTCGTTTAATTCAGTTTTATACCAATCGTTTCTCCCCGCCGAAATCCACATTACTTCATTTAATGGAACAAAAGCTTTTGGGATACTGTCTAAAACCAATAAAGCTCCTTCGCCAGGCACTCTCGGACTTGAAAAGCTGAAATCTGTAAAATCATCGTCTTTTGAAACAGAAACTTCTCTTGATTTGCCGCCGCCTAAATATAATTGGTTGTTAAGAACAGAACAGATATCATTAGTCGCTCCATCGGCTGGCTCGTCATCGTGCAAGGTTATCGCTTGAAAAACAAGAGAATTTGCCGCTTCTCCGCTCGGATCTGGCGTTACTCCCGTAAGAGTGGTTGTATTCTCTCCGCCAGTATAAGTATATTCCGTGCCGTTAATTACCACTTTTCGAGTTCCGCTGGTTTTAAACCTTTCTTGCGCCCAAGTCGTGCTTCCGTTCTTGGTAATTGTATTAGAAGTGGCTGATTTCAAGGTTGTCATTGCGCCAGACCAATCCCAGAACTTATCGCTTCCGTTGACAAAGACCAATAAATCGATGTCTTCGTTTGTGTCCCACCAAGTGGTAAAGCAAAAATCTACTGCTGAAAATCCATCAGCTAACGTCACCCAGTCATTAAATTCAATTCCATCAACCGTTCCCACATAAAATTGTAAATATTCATCATAGCTTCTCAGGTGAATTATATCTCCCGAAGAGGTTTCCCAGTCATAAGCGCTTTCAATCGGATTAGTATTGCTGTTAGCGGAACCGAAGAGCGTATATCCCTCCCGAATTTCAACCATTTCCCGATCGTTTATTAAAACATTTTGGCTGTCTTCTACTAAAAATTCTGGCGAAATATTTGTCTTGTCTGGCTTTGTCGAATATCCCACCACTCTTTTTGTTAAATAAAATTGTTTTGCCATATTTCCTCATTAATCAAAAGTTCTTTTTCTCCAATAATAAGTGCGGGCTTTTATTCTTTCGCTTGGATATTTCGATTTATACATTGCGTAAAGCCCAGGTTTTTCTCGGCGGTTTGAAGGGTCTCCGAATAATTCTTGCTCAAAATATTGATAGTCAAACTTCGCATCTTCTCCCTGCATTTGCTGGGAAATTGCTTTCCCGCATTCAAATATGAGAATATTGTAGGCTTCTTCATCGAGATTTATATAGTCGGTGTCATCGGAAATAGTATTAGACCAAGTTCCGCCTGAGGTTCTAAAAAGACAGTTGGAATAATATACTATTTCGTAAATTTCACCAGCTGAGCAAGAAATTTTATCCACTCTTATGTCAGTTTCAGCCGTGCCATCATAAGTCACCAAAAATTTCAAATAATTTACATCTGAAGCGTCCGGACTTCCTGTTTTACTTGCTTCGTTCCAATCAAATTTTAAGATATTCCAGCCAGTTTTAAACGAAGTTTGATCGTGGGGAGCAGTAACTGTCGCAGACCAATAATTGCTTGAATCGCTTCCCCAAGAAAGAGTGAAGCTGGTAATGATGGTAGGATCGGGGATGTAAACTCTGACCCAAATAGCTCCGATGTCTTCTTCATTACTCAAATCCACAGCCGTCATAGTTTGATTTTCTATATATCCTGTTGTTCCGGCGCCGCTTAGGTCAAAGTTCAATGAGGCGCTTCCTGAAATGTAATCGTTTGTATCTCTGGTTAAATTATTCGCGTCTCCGCCAACCGCCCAAGTTCCATTGCCCGAAACAGAATTCATATTATGAAGAGTTTTGGCGGTTTTGGACAAAGTTGCCGATAATCGAAGAGATTTTTCGCCGCTGTTATATCTTACCACCATTGTCTCGGCGGTTTTTCTCAAATCAAAATCTTTGACAAATCTCATAGAGAAAGCGTCCCATTCTTCCCGATTTACCTGGGGTCTGATATCTATAATCGCATCTCCTTTTAAATCTGAGGGTGCGGAATAATCGTAAATATCATTATGCACCGCATTAGAAATCTGGGCTATGCGAATCGTTCCTTTAGGGTCAATTCTTGTTAATAAATTTCTGCCAGCTCTTTCAATCAGTTTGTTTAAATTCCGCACTTCACTTACATCAGTTGAATGGACGACTCCTTCCAAATCGTCTTTCAAATTGGCGACTGTTTTGTTCATTTTTATTTGTAAATAAGATTTATGGTGGTGGTAGTATCGGCAATTCCATAAATCGGACCTCGGTAAAGATTAGTTGAATCTATTTCAAAACAATTTTCGTAAGCGGTGCTACTGGCAATTGGCATTCCTCCTCCCGCTACTACCGAAGTATCGGTGGCGGTCAAATATAGATACACTATCCCCGCTCCCGAATTGCAAATTTTCGCATATTGGCTTACTGAATTAAGCGAAAGAATGCTTGTTGCTCCAATTCCTACCGAAGAAGTTGCGTTAGTCACTCCGCCAGTGAAAATGTTAAAAGTTCCCATTCCTGTTGAGCCTACTGGCATCGACTGATTTTTAGCTAAAAACGATCCGAGAGTAAATCCAGTTGCCGCTATTACCAATACGATTAGAATTGTAATTAAAATATCTTTCATTTTTTTAATTTAATTAATTGATAATTTTTTCGGGATTTCCCCCGCCTCCTTTTTAATGCCCACAAGGAAAAGCGGGAGGCGGGGATTATTTACCAATGTTTAGTCAGCGTCTATCAACTCGTCTACCACAACAGCAATTTCATTTGCGGTATATCTCACAAAGGTAATCAGAGCATCGTTTCCTCCGCCGATTATCACATTTTGACCGTCAGGCTCTAAAAGGTCTATTCCAGAACCAGCTACTATTGTTGTTGTAGTTGCCGCCGTTGCTGTTATATTCCTGAAAAGAATTGTTTTAGTGTCACCGTTCGTCGTCAAACAATCGGCTTCCAAAGTAGTTGTTGCTGGTAAAGTTATATTCTTTCCAGCCGCTGAAGACAACTCAACCGTAATAACCGAACTGTCACAGACCTGAGCCGCTGTCAAAGTGTAATCGGTGTCGGTAGCAACAGCTGTTACATCTCCACCCTGAATCAAAGTATCCAGATTTGTCTCTCCCGATACCGTCAAGGTGCCGCTTAAAGTCTGGGAACTTCCAGTGATAACTCCATTTCCGTTGATAATGGTTGTGCCATCAACTTTATATCCTTCAGCCGTGTCCCAATAGCTTGCAGTATAGCCACCAAAGGGAACCGTTCCCGCTTTAAGAGCGGAGAACAAAGCTACAACTGAGATGACTACCGCTATTACGCTTATGATTGTTGTGTTTTTCATATTCCTTTCAGATCTTGCCTCTTAATTATGGAGTTTTCCTTAGGTAGTTCCGGTAGACGCAACTGCTCCTTCCCAGCTAATTGCACCTAATACTTCACGGAAACCCATTTTGTAAGTCCAGCGATCTTTTTCATCATACTCCCAAGAAACTATTCTGGTGTAGATGTCTTCCCTAATCCATCTGGTGATGGAATGGTTTTGGCTAACCAGATAGTATGCCGTGTTGGCATTGGTGTATGAATGATATGCCGCTCCGACATAAGGGTTTGTATAAACCTTTAAGCCGGGATAAATCGCTGAGAAGTAGTTTAGGTTGTTGTCCGTAGTATTAGACTGAAGCTCTGATTTGGTAATTTCTTGAGCATCTGGGAATAATGCTGGAGGCACAAGCAAGGCTACTGGCTGGTGTCCGCCAAGTCCGCCATCTTGAGCTTTTTGCTCAATCAGTTTTCTAACTAAAATCTCTAAATTGGCAGGGGTTAGACTTCCTGTTTCCAGGTTGTCTATTGTGTCCCCGTTTAAGGCAGTGTGGGAATTTGACCACAGATAAGCACCATCGTTGGTGGTTATCGAATCAAACCCGCCCGCGTAGAGATTAAAGGCATTCTTATCCTGGGTGGTTCGCGCTCGACGACCTGAATCTTGGACGGCCCGATTAATGGTGTCCCATTGGTCATCGTCGGCAAACTCCTTCGGGATTTTTAATGTCTTCTTGTAGTTAGAAACTGTTCTGGTCGCTTGGTTTCCACTACGAATAGTAGCTAAATCTAACTCCTCTTCTTCGGCGTGTTCCTCGAAATCACCAGGGCCTTGCCACTCTTCGGTAATGACCGCTTGGCGATCGATTCTTAATTGTCGAAAAAGATCAGAGTTGTCTGCTCGTGCTATCCCAGGCCCAGTTGGATAATCATACTTGCTGTAAAAAAGTTCATCCAACTCGGTTTTAACTAAACTTGGATTGTTTCCTGAGTTAAACATAAGCGACTACTATTAGTAGTATGGACCTGCCATTTGAGCCATTGTGTGAACCAACACATCTAAAGTCCCTTTAATTATATCGCCGTCGATAATATTGAGACCGTGAACATCGGGATCCGAACCTTCATCTTCATCGATGGTGAATGAGCCCCGAGCAGAACTTGTCCAAGCCGCATCAAAGCAAACCCAATCGTGCATAACGCCATACAGCTTGGCCGCTGTATTAATGTTAGACGAAGTGGTTGCCTTTCCACGAAGGACTGTTTTGCCAGGGACAATTGTCGTCACTTCCACTCTTCCATCAGCGGAAGCGGTTTCGGTTGACTCTTTTCTTACAATCCCAACAAATTCATCAGTCCCCACTTCTGGATCACCAGTTGAAATCAAAGTGACATAGTTAGCTCCTGAGCTTGCCACTTTCACTGGTTCTCCCGGCAACATAGTTGCTGGAAGTCCAGAAGTTGTTCTATCTTCGGCGTATAACTTCAGGGTGCTTCCTGGATGCTTCAAGACTTCAATGTCGTTCGCACTCATTGCTCTAAAAGGCAAATCTTAATTTAACTGACATTCCAGAGATTCTTGTTAGCTCCGACCCCCAACTAACTATCCGAGCTTATTTTACCACTCCCGGCAATCCTTCTTTTGGATTATAAGGAACGAATCTTCCGCTTTTGGTTATCCATCCTCCTCTTTTACCGTCCCATTTTACCCCGCTTCTCGCTATATAAGCTTTATCATCTGGCGATAAAGGAGGCATTGGAATTTCAGGTGCTGGAGAAGGATGACCCGAAGATCCGCTTCCTTTGGATCTTCCCTGTCGGCTAATCATAGTAGCCACCGCTTCTTTTATTTGCTTAGCTACTTCTGAACCAACTATTTTTCGGAAGTCGTCGAAATTCTCTTGAATAACCTCTTTTACTTTATCTAAAGTAACGGGTTCTTCATCGAGAGTTCCGCCGAGAGCTTTAACCTTTTTTTTAAGGTTCTCGATAACATGTTCGGCTTGCAGAATCTGAGTATTTTTTTTATTTAACTCTTCTTGCAAGCTTTCCGATGTTGTCTTTTGCTCGGATAAAGAATCTCCGGCGCCTTCTTCTTCTGAAGTTTCTTCCGGTTTCTGCGGTAAATCCTCAGAAGAATTCAGGTCTTCGGGCGTTTCCTCTGGAGCTGGAGTAGGTTGCCCTTCCCTTTCTTTTATCTCCTCTTCCATAATTTTTCTCGCTTTAATGGTTGCGAGCTCCCATTAATTTTCTGGCTTTTTAAGTGGGTGCCAGCCACCCGACCTTTCAGGCTTAAAGGTGCCTGCTACCTGGTCGTATTGGCGACCTAAAGGGAGTTTCCTCCCTTAGCTTCTCTAAAAAGTTAAGCCCAAACGGGATTAAAACCCTCTTTCGATCGCCAATACTATTTTAATTGTCGAAGAACGTTTAGTTTTTTTCTGATTACTTCTAACACCCATAAAGCCATTTTCCCTGCCAAGATATCATCAACTGTTTGACTTTTATTAAACATCCGCAAGTTTGCCTGATATCTCACTTCATCGTGAAGATATCGCCAAAGAGGCGATTTAATAAATCTTTCCGCCTCGTTTTTTATTCTTTCCACATCCTCTTGGGGCAATTTTTTTCCTTTGTAAAACACAACTTCCCGACTAACGATTCTTAAAATATCATCCTCGGTTATTCCATTGAACAAATTTTTAACAATGAAATTTATGAGAAGTTTTTGGAAGAATTTTTTCATTATTTTCTCTTTTTTCTTCCTTTCTTTTTGGGAGAAACCTTTCTTGTTCTTTCCTTTTTAGAATCGAACTCCGCCGCCACTTTTTTGGTCGATTCTATAATCGCATTGCTCCCCTCAACAAATGCTCCGCCTAATTCTTTATAAACTTCCGCCACGCTTCTTTTCTCCCGTTCAGCAATTGCCAATGCTCTTTCGTATTTATCTTTGTCTAAAAATGCTATTGCCATTTTTATGTTGGAATTGGAATTGATTTTTCAGCCACCCGTTCGACCAGAGAAGGAACTTTTTCCTTTCTTACGGGCGCTCCTTTTATTAATTGTTCAACTGGAGTTTGTCCCGTTTGTTTTTTAATGTATTTTTGAGACTGCCCTGGCACTACTGCCTCCAACAAAAGGTCTTGAGTTATTGCTTCCTGATCTACATACGGATTTCCTAAAAGGCGGTCATAAGCTTCTAAATTCAGAGCTTTCTCGAATTCTCGGCTCATCGGCAATAAGTAATCTGGATTTACCATTAATTTGAATTTGTAATTTCGAAAAGCTTCGGGGTTGATTTTGTAAAGCAAAGTGTTTCCTTCCAACCCTCCTTCTTCTTTAAGAATTTTATAACTTTCTTTTAATTTTTCTTCGGGCGTCATCCTTTTTCCAATTAAGTTTTCGTCAAAAATAAGCTTTCTTGTCACTTTTCTTCCTTTTTCTGTTTGTTCGGGCAGGATAAATGTCTGATATTTTAGTTTTGTCTCTCCTCCCAATACTTCGCTTACTTCCTGAACTGTTCGATGTCGAAGAATATTATCGATGAGTAATTCTCCCAAATCTACCACCGCTTGCCCGAGCATTTTCCCGAATAATCCTAATTGAATTCTGGCGTTTTGTTCTAATCTGGCAATTTCGAAAGCGGTTTGTCCTCCTTTTTCAGGAATTCCTTCCCGTATTTTTGATTGACTTCCTCGCTCCATTGATTCCTCTAATAATCTCAAAGCATTGTAGCCAGCTGTTAAGTTGCTTGGCGGTTTTATTTGTTTAATCTCTGTTCCTTCTCCAAAGCTGGTCACTCCGCCAGGAAACATTACATTTGTATCTATTTTTTCTCCGCCGATTACGCCAATCGGAGGCATTATTTCAAGAAATGTGCCGTCCATTACCATTCGCCACATTTCATCTCCTAATTCTTGATCTGGCGCTAATTTGAAAGCCGCCGATTTATAGAAATAAAATCTTTTTTCATCAATTGGCTCAAATCCGAATTTCACATATGGATATTTAGGATAATTGTCCGCCGTTCGGTGTTTTATTGGGTTGGCGGCTACATCGGTGTCTCCGAAATAAATTCCGTTCACAAACGGCACTTCAACATCTTCGGTTCGATTATAATAAATCACTTCTTCACACAAACTTGTTAAAGTATCGTCATATTGGTCATAAAATACTCCTTCCTCTTCGTTGTAAAGAGCTCTTATTCCCGGCTGAAGATATTGGAAATTTTCGTGGTCTCCGTAAAGAGAAGTTGCCTCGTCATAATCTATAAATCTCCGTCTAATAAGAAATCTTTGTCGCTGGAGATAATATTGATAAGCATTTGATATCAAGATTTCATCGGCCGGGACATTGTTGAATTGCATTCCCGAGAAAATACTATCAACTACTTCCCGAACTGTTATCTCTCCCCTCTCGTTCCGTTCTTTTATTTTTTGAAGAGCTTCGACAAATTCTACATTGATGTAAGCTACTGGATTTACTAAAGCCGCTATGACCGCATGGAGCATCATTATTTCGTAATCAGAATTTCTTATTTCCCATTCGATTTGCCATCGCATTATATTGGCCACATCTCGATCTTCTTGATCATACTTGTTTTGGGCATAAACATTGGGATAAAGGACAACTGCAATTAAGTGCGCCGCCATAGAAATTAATTTGTTCCGAGTAAGCGGTCTTACTCCTGGCCAGCGCCAATCTTCATCGGGATTTTCACTTCTCGGCTGGACATAAACATTGAAAGCCTTTTGATCTGCATCCATTCTTTCTAATAAGGATTTATCGTTAAACTCAGAAAATCTTTTGTGTTGAATTTCATATCCTACTCCATAATCCTTTTTGATTTGTAAAGTAAAATCAGCAACTTCTTTTGTTGGTTGATATTGAGAAATGGTATAAAGATTTTCGTCAGGCTTTCCCGTTTGTGGATTTAGGATTATTTCACCTATCATAATTAAATAGCGGACAATCACTAATCCCCGAGATTTCTCTCAGGAACTTTTGATTGTCCGCCAATGTATGGTAGGACTATTTAGTTATTTAATTTTAATTCTCCGAAAAATATTTGTCAAGATTATTATTGTTTTTGTCAAGAGCGTCTCCGAATATTTTCATTTTCCGAATATCTTCCACTCGTTGCGGTTCGCCATTATGAGTTATCAGGCAACACTTTCCAAATGGCAAATCGTTCCTAATAAATTTTATCAATCGGATTTCTTTTACCGTTAATTCAAATTTTACTTTTTTAGGATTTTCTGGCATTTATCTAAAACGATAACGATAACCTGGCCGAAAGACCGACGGAGAAATTCTTCTTTCTTCTCTTTTGAGGAAGAAATACATCCTTTGAAGCATTGCGTCAGAAAAGTCGGGCGAACGGCCGATTATCTCCATTATTTCTTCTTTTGGTTTTAATTGAAGAGGAGCATCCCGCTCGACTTCTTTCCCCCGAAGTTGCTCCAATTCTTCAATAATTTGTTGCTTATAATTTTCTGAAATTGGTGCGGTTATGGAAATCTCTCTTTTGTTAATTGCTTCGGCTAGCATATAACCGCATTGAGCCTTTAGGTTTCTGTAATTTTCTCTCTCTTTGGTAATTGGATTTTCTAACGGCGAGCTGTTGGCCACAAATCCTTTTATTTTTAATGCATCAACCACTCCGCCGCCCACTCCTTCCTCATCCACAATGGCGTGACTATAAGGAATTCTTTCATTTCGCAAAAGGTCTCGAATATCATCGATGGTTCTATCAATTCCCTGCGATTCTTTTACTATGATTCGGTAGAGATTCATTCCCTTCCAGAGATAAATTACTGTTTTTGATTGGCCATAGCGAGCGATATCAGCCGTTAAGAATTTGTCTTCGCTTTCGGGAACTGTATTGGTAAATAAATCTATAATTGCGTCATATTCAATTAAAGCGTTCGGATCGTCCTCATATTCCCAATTCCCAAACATTAATCTTTCTTTGGTGTTTTTATCGGTAATTTGAGCAAGCATTCTCCCATAATCCTGAGCGGTATAAGGATTGTCTCCGTATAATGATTGAATGAACGCATATTCTTTCGGCAGGGTTTTTTCTTTATAAGGGCGGTAAATTGTCGGATAAATCCAATTTTTTGTCGGATTGCAGGTAATCAACATTTTGGGAGACAAGTTGAATTCTCTATTCCGCCACCTGCCTATTCTTGTTTTTAAAACATCGAAGGCCGCAAAAGGCACTTCTCCTCCTTCTTCTATCCAGCCGCCAGTATATTCTAATGAACCGAATCTTTCATAGCTTGGATCGGAAGGTAATTGCCGAAGGTCTAATAAATCAATCCGACTGCCGTTTTTAAATTCTATGTAATTGTAAACTCCGTTTAAATGCCAATCGCTTTGGGGAATTCCGTAGTGTTTACAGACCTTCAGAAAGGTAATAAAGGTTGACTGCATTAATCTTTTCAATTCTTTTCGGCCGATAAACCATCTGCTTCCCGGGAAATTATAGCCACTGCCTATTATCCATTCATTCCCCAACCAACTATTATGGGTAACTATAAAATCATCTGTAACATAAAGTCCTTTTTTGTCTTTAAGAACAATACATTGGGTTTTTTCTTTACCGGCGAATTTTATGCTTTTTATTCTCCGCCCCAATATTGACGCTCCGCCGTTAAATTTTTTTACTCTGTTTTTCTTTCTTTTTAAGCTAAACAAATCTAAATTGTTTTTTGTTTGAATATATAATTCCCAATAAATCCTTTCTCTTTTTTGTTTATTATAATAACAAAACTTTTTTTTAGCCTTTAGCGTCGCTTTTCCGCCAATACTTCTGATAATAAATTGTAAATCTTCTGCCAATTTTTTGCTTTTAGATGAAAAACTACAATGTCCTCGTTTATCAATAGTTCCGTCAGTATCCATTAATCCTCTAACAACTTCTAATCTATTTTTTAACGAACCATATTTAATTTTATCAGGAATAAATTTTCTATCGCCTCTAATGTTTTTTAACCCCAGCTTTTGCAATTCATTTAACAACGGATTTATCCAATATCCTTTCTTGTTTTGTTTTTTAGCAACGATTGAATATTGATATTTCTTTTTATGAATTATTTTTAAGTCTTTTATTCTTTTCCGCAAATTCTCTACAATTTCCAAGTCCGCCGTTGTTAAAATTATATTATTTTTAGTTAATCCTCCGTCCCCCAATAACACTCCTACCAAATAACTATCAATTTTATTGAAATGTTTTCCAAATTCTAATTTCTCGCTGAGCGGAATTATCACGTTCCTCTTAATGTCTTTAATTTGTTTTGTGCTTCTTATTTTTCTTCTCTTTTGACCCCTGCCGCTTATCCAGCAATCCCATAAATGGTCTTCTGTAGCTTTTGTTTTCGCCCCATCAATAAATTCTATTTCATAAACATTTTGCTCTCCCTGCGGATAAATTGCCACTATTTCTGTTTCTTTATTGTCTGGGGTAATTACCTTATCACCAACTTTCAATTCTCTCATTTCAACAAAACCTTTCTTTGTTAAAACTAAGCTATCGAGAGGTTGCGCTTTCCCGCCGCCCGCTCCTCCTCCAAACAGGAGAAAAATAGTGGTCTTGTCTAATAGTTTCTCATACGCTAAGTATTGTTTAGGCGTTGGTTTTGCCTTTATTCTCATCTTCTTTTACTTCTTTTGGCTTAATAATATCCCAGCCCGTTATTTTTTCTCCTTTTGAAGTGATATCAATCGGCTGAGTCGGTCTTCCTACTACAACATTGAAAAGGTATTCCAAGCTTTTTTGGTCTGGCTTTTGTTTATATATTTTCACATCAACGATTTTCCCGCCTTGTTTAATCGGCTTCATAATATAAATTCCCTTTGCTAATTCAATTTGGCGGTTCATTAATTCTTCAAACTCTTCAATGATTCGTCCCCGCATATATTCTAAAATCATCTCTTTCTCCAGAGTTTTTTTATGTTTTCCTTTTTTTTTCGCTTCTTTGTTGCCGGGCTGAAACCCTTTTACTCCTTTTGGCATACTATTTTTATTTTAATGTATTTTTCTCTAAACACATTAGGCTCTCGAATAAAGGTATCATTGGTCGGCTTTGGGATGAAAAGTGTCCCAAACGGGCAACCAGGCGGTCAAATTTTGGCTATTTTTTGGTTTTTTGGGCTTTTCTGGTTGTTCGGTCAACAAATTGGTTATACCTTATTTTGATTACATCGCAGTAAACTGGATCTAATTCCATCATGTAACATCGCCTTCCTAATTGCTCGCAGGCCAATAATGTTGAGCCTGATCCGCCGAAGAAATCTAAGACAATACTTCCCCAAATGCTATTCTTTTTAATAGCTCGCTCGGCTAATCTAATCGGTTTTTGAGTTGGATGACGGTAATCTTTTGATTTATCTCTTTTGATATACCAGACATCTAATCTTTCGGCAAAGGTTTTTTTATCTAAATCCCAGACTTCTTTTTCGGTATGAATAGCAGTGTTGGTATATCTAACTTTTCCTTTTTTCCAGCCGAATAAAATTGGCTCATAACATCCGTGGTAATCTTGGCCAAGTGCTAAAATTATTCGGTCTTTAAGCCAAATAATAGTTTGACTAAGATGGAATCCAGCGTCTCTAAATGCATTAAAGAATTCATTTTGGCTTCGAGTTGCATAACAAACATAAATTGCCATTGTGTTTTCCGTAAATTCATAGAAATTTTTGAACGCTTTTAAGAGAAAATTATAGAATTGCTCAGGAGTTTGGTTGTCGCTAAATATTTTTGCGCCCTCTGATCCTTTTATTCTTCGATGAGAAATGGGATCTCTTCTTCCTTTAAATTTAAATTTTGTTTCATAATCATAATTGACATTATAGGGCGGATCAGTAAAAACCATTTGACCTTTTTCTTTTCCCATTAGTTTGGCTACATCTTCTCGTTTGGTAGCATCTCCGCACATTAGCCGATGAGGACCTAATTTAATGATTTCTCCCGGTTTAGTTTTTGGCTTTTTAATTTTTTCAGCTTCAACAAGAGCATCAAATTCATCCTCTACAACTGTTTCTAATCCAAATATTTGATCCAATTCTTCTTCTGTCCATCCAGCCTCCTTTAATTCTTCGGGAGTAAAGTTTGCTAATAAGTCTAATTCGTAAGTTCCCATTTCCTGAGTTTTATTATCCATCAGCAACATTTCTCTTAATTCTTTTTGGGTAAGGGGGCGATTGGGAACTCTTACATCTATTTCTCTTTCCGCCCATCCCAACATATTTAGAATCTTTAGAACTTGATGTCCGGCAATTACTGTATTGTCAGTGTTTATCTTGGGCCCCGCCGTTAAGTTAAACTTTTTAATACTTTTAATCAAATACTGCTTTTGACGCTCGGTCAAAATTTTAGGATTGCCCTCATAAGGGATAAGGTCTTTCACTTTCCTTTTTTCGTTGTGCCAAGTTAATTTCTCTGGCATTTTTATTTCCAATGTTTTCTCCGTCTCGGCCAGGTAGGTTTTTTACCTGTTCGAAGACAGCGCTTTCTTCTTTTTCCTTTTGGCATATTTTTACCTTTTATTTCTTCTTCTTTAATTTTTTAAGATGTCCTTTATATGTTTTGCCGTTAGGCAAGAAGCAAATGTGTCTATATCTCCCCGCTGGAACTTTCCATCTCTTATTTGGCCCTTTTACGGTTCTTATTTGACCTCCTTGCCTTCGGCATCTTTCAAAACCTGCTGGCATATTTTTACTTAAATTTTGTTTTAATTATTTCTAATTGTTGCTCTTTAACTTCTTTGGCTTTTATCATTTTTTCCCGGCTGGCTTCACCTTTCTTCATTTCTTCATACTGCAAGTTGTAAAGTTTTTTTGCCTCATTTAGTTCCTCTTTAACTTTCTTTCTTCTCATCCGCTCTTCGTAAGTGTGCGAATCTTTCAATTCCTCTAATTCTTTCTCTAATCTTTCTACTCGTGGACCAAATACCATCTCTAATTTTTCTTGGCATTCTTGACGGAATTCGGCATTTAAAAGCAAGTCCATTTCAATTTGGATTATCTCCCTTCTCAGTTTATCAAGCATTTCTTTTTTTATTTTTTTTCTAAAGAAATTAAACATTTTAGTTTGATTGAGGTTCGTCCGGCCCCAATTTGTATTTTTGGAGAAAGTTTATTATTTCGTCTTCTAAATCACTTCTCGGCATTGCAATTGCACTTTCAATTGTGATGAAAATTCCCGCTAATGAACAGGCGTTTTCTAAGGCAGTTTTGGTGACTTTTACTGGATCTAATACATCTTTTCCTATTTCTAATTTTCCTCCGGCATTTTCTTGAATTTGCAAATAAGGAATTTTTAAGGCTTCCTTCAAAATACTTCCTTTTGGCATTTTGTCCGCTATCTTCTTAAGGGCTAATCCTCCGCCGGGAACGACCCCTTCTTCCATTGCCGCTTTTAAAGCATAATCTCCATCTTCGACCTTTAATTTGAGGTAGGTTCTTTCGGTGTCGGTTCGAGCCCCGACTTTAATTAATCCTACCCCACCAGATAGAGAAGCTATTCTTCTTTCTAATCTTTTTTTAAACATATCAGTTTTTTCAAGTTTTTTCTGTTCTTTCAAAGCATCGATTCTTTCTTTTATTGCTTTCCGATTTTTCTTCCCGCCGATAATAAATATGTCATCTTTGGTTACAATTATCTTTTCTACTCGTCCCAAATCTTCTTTAACCGCTTTATCAGCTGTATCTCCTTTGTCTTTATCTAAAAATCTCGCTCCAGTATAAATTGCTATATCTTCAATTTCTTCATTAGTTAAAGCGGGAATTTTTACTGCAAGGGTTTTAAAGTTTGACCTTGTAGCCGCTATGTATAACGAAAGCAAAGCAGGATTTAGAAATTTTGGCGCCATTATCACTAATCTGCTTTCTCCCGATTGAAGTAAGTCGTTAATTATTCCTTCAAAAGTAGCTGGATTTCTCATTAAATCTTTTCCAGTTTCTATATTCTGGTTAAGAATAAGAATCGGGCAATCTTCAAAAATTGCTTGTTTTTTCTCTAAGTGAGTTATCATCCAAGTGGCCGCATAAGTTCCTGGCACTTTCATTCCTGAAGTTATTTCATATTCGGTCTCATAACCAAAATTTTCCTCGACGCTTATAAACCCATTGATTCCTATTTTTTCTCGTATATCAGCTATCATTTTCCCCAATTCTTCATTTTCTACTGAGAGAGATGCCACTCTTATCATTGTTTCTTTGTCTTTTACGGGGATAGCCATTTTATTTAACTCCTCAATTACTTTTTTTTGTTCCGTTTTTACCTGGCGGTATTTCTCCATTAAATTTGTTTTGTTTTTAATTAGCAATTCTCCCTCAATTTCATCTTTCATCATTTCATTGATAATAGCCCAAGCTAATACCATCGAAGTTGTTGTTCCGTCTCCCACCATTTCGTTTGTTTTGTTTCCTACCTCAATTAATGTCTGCGCTCCCAAATTTTCCAGTTCGTCTCTTAGAAAAATCTCTCGGGCAATTGATATTCCATCATTGGTTACTACTGGCGCCCGTCTTTTCCATTCAATTAAAGCATTTTTACCACAACTTCCCAGTGTGCTTTTTACCACATTGGCTACTATATCTATTCCTCTTTTAATTTTGAGGCGGACCTCAGGTCCTGTTTCAACTATACGATATGGTTTAAACGGCATATTGATTTTGTTTAATTATTAAATCTTCTTTGTGTGACAACCTTTCTTTGAAAGATTTTCCCCGGAGATTATAACTGCGATCTCCAGCCCCCCAATAAATATCTCCTTCGTCTAATTCTATTTCTTTTTGATTTATTTCCATTAATGTCTCCGTTATTAGCTTTCTAATTAACTTGCTTTTCTTTATCAGTTTGGCGATAATAATTCCCAAATATTTCCACCTTTTTTTATATTCCGTATTTTCTCTTTCGCTCATTATCTTAAATATCCTTTCTATTTCTTTTTCTGGACTTTCTGCTAGGTTTTCTTTTTTTAATTCTCCCCCGAAAATATCTTGAAATCGTAAGCGATAAGCTAAATCAAATTCCCAAATAGTGCAGATAATCATTGTTAATTTTTTTAAATAATTTTTTAAGTTTGGGTCTGTTTGATTTTCTGCAATTTTCATCCCTGTTCGGTATAATTCCCGCCCACTTTTACAGAAATATCGTGGCTGGAAATACCATTCTTTTAACGATTTTTCTCCTATTTCAGCTAGAGAGACAATCATCTGAAATAAAATTTCGTCTATTATTCTTTGCGGAATTATCGGTATAAGCGGTAGAAGAAACTTTATTGGCGTCATATAAACAATCCTTATCATTTCCGCTATTAACTTTTTAAATATTGCTATTTGTTTTACCGCTCCCGCAAAATGAAATCCTTTAAACGGATATGGTTTCCCGAGAAAGTAGCTATAAATTCCCCCTTCTTTCGGAAATTCAATTCCGTTTTTCCCTTTATTTCCGTCATATTCTTTTACCGGTAAAACAATTTTTCTTGTCGGATTTCTTTGAAATACTTCCCAAGGCGGTTTGACTAAGAAATAGTTTATTTTTTCGCTCCTGTTTTTTGACATTTTACTCCGTAAATCGTTGTTGTTTCTGACAATCTTAACCTTTTAAAATCTTTATGACTTCCCTTAATAATATGTCCCCCTTCCTTGTTTTTCGCAATATCTATTCCTACTTTTACTTTAATATCATTTTCTAATCCTTCCCGAGTTTTGTATTTTTTCGCAAGAAATATTTCTGGCATAAAATGTAATTTTTTTTATTTTTTTCGTCTTTTTATTAAAGCTAAAACTTTACTCAGTTTTGCACCAAGGGTTAACCTTGGTTTTTTATTCCCGCCCGCTCCTACCCTATTTTTTACTCTGTGTCTTCTTCGGAAGTTACCCCTTCTGGCGTTTCGGGAGTTTCCGGCGTTTCCATTTCTTCCGGAGCTTCTTCTGGTGCTTCTGAAGGGGTTTCAACTTCTTGTTCTTGATTTTTAATTTCTAACATTTTTTTATTCTAATGCTTTTAATAATTGTTTTGCCGAATCGACGACCTTTTGGATTCTATATTTTATCTCTCGATCCGGCTCTTTAATTCTGGGTTCGCTATTTTTCTTTAAAAGTTTTAACCATTCCCAGAAATCTATCACAGCATACACTTCAGGATTTGCTTCTGGACTTCTTGGGTCTTTGAAAATCAAAACCCATTTTTCTGGAGACCAGTTTCCTATATCTGCTTGGTTCTTGGCTTGGTCTATCCAATCTAAAATATGTATTTTCTTTTGGTTTTTAATTTCAAAAATAAAGTCTAAATTATTGAAAAGGTCTCCTTTAAATCTATTTCCGCTTCCACTTCCCGGAGTTCTTATCGATTTTCCCAATCCTTCTGCTTCAATTTCTTTTGACACAAATTCTTCCATTCTTTTCCCTTTTGCTATTTTTGATTTGGCTCGCATAAGAATTCTTTTAATTGATTTTCTTTTCATATTTACTCTAATTTATTTAAACCTTTAATTTTTAACCCGCCGAGTTTTTAATAAGATTTTAATTCTTTCTTCAATACTCATAACTTTATGAGGTTCAGTTTGCCAAAAATCTTTTTGGCATTTTCTACAACAATTATAACTAATACCATCAAGAGTATATCCCCTATTTTTTAATTCTTTTTTACAAATTCTACATTTCATATCTCAACCCTCAAACTCTTTCAGGATTTCTTTTTTGATTTCTTCTAAATCAGCGACAGCTTGGTTGTAGCCCTCATTAAACATTTCTTCTGCTAATTTTCCATATGGCAAGAAGAAAAAAGTTATCTGTTTTGTTCTTTTATCTATATCTAATCCAATATCTTACCTGGGAATTAGTCTTTCATCAAAACATAATTCATAATCTTCTCCTTTCATCCAATAACCACCCTCAAAAATAACAACTTCCGTTCCCCTAAAAACCAATCTCTTTTCTATCTTTTTGACTTCTTTAACTTTCTTTTCTTTAATTTTCTTTTCTTTGTTCTTCATAAGGGTTTGTCTAAAATTTTTTATTTAATTCGTATTTTTTAAGAAAGGAATACAATTTTTTAAAATCTGGAATACTCATTTTTACTTCAGATATTTTAAATTGGAAAGCACAAGTAGAAGTTAAATGGCTATAAATTTCGTCAAATTCTGGATAATAAACATTGAATTCATATTTTCCCCATTTATCAATTAAACATAATTTAGGAGTTTTATTTGCCCATTTCCCAAATCCTGGCATTAAAAAACCAATTTTCCCGCTTTTCATCTTAATTTCCTTTTTTTTCTTCATAAGGGTTAGGATTTTAGTCATACATAAAATTGAGCTAATTTTTTTCTTTCTTCTTCTGGATAATCACATCTTTTAGGGTCTTTAATCTCACATCTTTCACAATAATAATAATCTACTTCATAACCAATTGGAGCATCTTTGCCAATCTGTATTTTCTTCCCTGTATAATGTGGCGTCCATTTATGACCTAAAACTAAACAATAAAATCTTTGTCTTAATTGATAAAATCTATTATTCCATTTTCTATGATATTCAATTTTCTTTTCTTTCTTCATAAGGGTTAGGAGTTAAGGATTAGCCCGAAAAAATGCTTCTGCGAAACCTTTGGGGGTTATGCTTCTTAGTTCTGTTCGGTCTTTAATTGGTGGCATATTCCAAATTGGATTTTTCTTTTGCTTTAATAATTTTGAATAAACCATATCTTGATGATGAGAACCTTTTGGAATATCTTTTGGGTCTATAAATAATTTAACAGGATTCTTTTTTGGTATATTGAATTCTCCCCATAAACAAGTTTTTTTTGTCCAAGGGTCGCCAAAATCACAAGGATTAAAATACATTTTTGGTTTCCCTAAATAATGAACCAATCTACCAACTGGATTTTCCAAGCACCAAAATTTCGGCTTTGATATTAAAATTATCCTCATACAAGCATCTACTATTGCCAATGCTTCAAAAAGTGCTTCTTTTCCTTTTTTCTTCCACCATCTTGCTCCGCTTCCCGCCAAATGAGTGCAAGGTGGTGCGGCCAATATTCCATATACATTTTCAGGTGGTTTATAGGTTCTAACATCATAATCTGGCAAAGTGATATTTCTAACATCATAACCAGCCTCCTTATAAGGTCTTGACCAAGCACCCGTTCCTCCACACAAATCAAGTATTATTTTCTTTTCTTTTTTCATAGTTTTATTTAGGGTTTTTTGGTTGGGAAGGTGAACATTAATATATTTTAACCTTTTTAATTTGCCGACCGAATTCTTTAGCTTCTTTTTTACTAAACATTAAGATATCAAATCTGCCATTATATTTTAGATGAGTTCTGTCTTCACATCGATAAGTTTGGCCATCTATTTCCACTATTGTTCCTAATTTTATATTTCTTGGGCAGGCAATAGCTCCTTTATACACTTTTGCTCCGCTGGCCATAATTTCTGGAGTGTCGTCCGTTTCTTCCGGCGCTGGAGTATAAGCTGTAACTACCGCCAATACTTCAAATTTCATCGGCGCTGGCGGAGTAATTCCAATTAAAGTATTCTGGTTTATCATTGGCATTTCCCCAACTCGCTCAATATTTATTTTCCGCTCATATAATCTTTCTGTCTCATTTGTTATTTTAATAATAAAGAACCAGTAAAGGGAAACTATGATTACTATTCCGATAAGTATTAAAATGTCTAATATTTTCTCTTTCTCTTTCATAGTAATTAAGTTCTATTGGCCGGATATAGTCCTCTGGGGAATTAAGGTTCGTGGAGGGATCGAACCCGCTGGAGACCCATCGGACTCCCGCCGGCCTTCGGGACTCTAAAGGTCTCTCCAGCCAATAAAACTCAATTATCCGTATATTCCCAATCTTGCTTGCTCTTTCAGGCTCTCTGGCATTTTTAACAAGAAGCTTTTTTCTCCGGTTATTAAAATTGGTTGGCTATCCGCATCAATCGTTTTCTCGTCTTTCATTTTTAAATTTCCCAATATATTTCCCACCTTTAGAAGTTTTCTCCATCGCTTATAATTTCTGAAGCCGGGAACTAAATCGGTTTTTGCCCATCCCCTTCCTTCCAGTTTAAATGTTACCCGAATATACAAATCGCCATAATTTCTTGAATTTCTAATTGGAAGTATTTTAGTAATTTCGCCGATCATATTTTTTTAATTTCTAATAATAATATTATAAAATTTATTATTATTATTAGGATTTCTTATTTTGTTCGTGACCTCTCTTTTTTTTCGGTAAAACTGTGGATAACTTGGGGATAAGTCTGTGGATAAGAGGAGGATTTTTCTGGGTATAACCTTCTTGAATTTATTTTTCCACATATTTCTTCCTTTTTATTCACAGGGTTATCCACAGCCTTTTCTATGTTATTTCTTTTAATCTTCTTTTTAATTGCAGGCAGGATAAGAAGGTTTCTTTATCCGGCTTGTTTTCTTTATATTCTTTCAATTGGAATTCTCCTGTATTTTTCCCGAATCCTATAATTAAGCGGTAGGCCAGTTTCTTTTTCTTTTCTTCTTCATACGCTAATTGATATCCCGCTGTTTGGAAGGCAAATTCAGGATAAAGACCGTTCGTGCTTTTAAAGTCCACTAATACCAGTTTTCCGTCAATTTTCGCTATAGCATCAAGAACTCCCGCATAATCATATTTCCTACTATAAACTATTTTCTCGCTTTCTAACCATTTGGCTTTATGTTGGCGCTGAAAGTCCATAAAAGCGATGATTCCGTTTTTTACTTTCTCATCGTCAGGAATTTCGGGTTTTTCTCCTTTTATCCATTCAGATATCCATTTATGAATTTCAGTTCCAATATTGGCTTCGGCTTCTTTTACTACCGAATGCTGTCTTTTAGCTTCACGAACAACTTTTTCTAACTCGGAGGCAGTTATCTTCCCTGGTTTTAAATTTGCCAGAACATAATCTCCGGTAAGATTAGATGCCCAGATAATCAACGGCCGAGACTTATCAATGATTCTGGTGATGGTAGTTACTGAAAGAATCGGACGGCCGTCTTTATGATAGAATCGGTGATTATCTGGATCAAAATCTATTCTGATTTTCCCGTTATATAGTTTAAGTTCTTTCATTTCTTTATTCTTTTTTCAAGTAACAAAGCGAGGATATTTGTTGCTTGAGTTTTTGTCATATTTTTCCAATCGACCTTTAGACCAGTTGTTTTTTCAATAAATTGGTCTATTCTGCCCTGACCGTGCATTTCTTTGGCTACTTCCAAAATTCGGTTTTTATCTGCTTCACTGGCAAATAATCGGGAAGTTTTATTTTTTTCTTGACTGTTAGGAACCAGATTTTTTGCTTTTCCTTTTTCAATCCAGCGTTTAATCATAAGAGCTACTTTTTCCGCTGGGAATAATTGGTTTAGGGCATTTCTTTGAGCTTTACTCATTGCTTTTGCCGAAGCAAATCTGTCTTCTACTAACTCCCCAGTTTTTAATCTCATTTTTGCATATGCCCTTGCCATTCCCCAAGCTCCTATTTTTCTTTTTTTATCTTGAGCATAAACCCCGACATCGATATAATCCGGTCCTTGTTTTACTACTATTTTGTCGGTAATAGTAAGTTCGGTAATTTTTCTTTTGTTAAATTCCCGCCAAACCTCTTTTGTCCCTCTCCAAGAAAGACCTGTAATTTCTTTCCCGGTTTGTTTGTCGGGAAATGTATAAACCAGAACTTCTGGATCGGAAGGAATTCTTCCTTCAATATCGTTAATGATTTGGCTTTCGTCTGCCTGATCCATTGCCTCATAAGGCGTTAAACTTCTTTTAATTGATTTTGTTTTTTTTCTTTTAGCCATATTTTTAAGTTTTTTTTATTTTTGACCTTTAAAATTTTTTAATTGTTAAGGTGCTGGTTTATTCTTTTTCCAACAGAGATAACGCTTCCGCTTTTTCAATTTCTTCTTCTTCATTTCTTTTTAAATCTTCCAGTTTTTTTATCGATGATTTAATTACCGCCATCGCCCCTTCTTTATACTCTTCATCAATATCTATCATAGCATCCGTTAAATCGGAAATAATTTGATTTAGAATAATAATTTTTTCCTCCATAATTTTAATTATTATTTGTTTTATTAATTCGACCTTTGTTTAAAGTTTGGCTAATGTTTGAAGGAGTGGTTCTGAAAATTTCCGCCACTTCGGCAATTAAAAGCTCATCTTCTTCAATAGCAATTCTGATGAGTTTTTCCCTCACTTTCAATAATCGCGGATTTCTTGTTTGTCTTTTTAGTTTTCTTGGTGACATATTCAATCTATCTTTATTGTAATTTAAGCAAGAGAGCTTGTCAAGTGTGGAAAACTCACAAAATTGAAAAAGCCCCCAATGGGGCTTTTCGTTTTATTTCTTTTTTTTCTTTTTCTTTTTCTTAGCCATGAAAGTAAAATTGGTTTATTATTTTTAGGGAGAATTCGACCATTTTATTCTCCACGCATCCATTCCTTTATTGTATTGACAATAACTGGAATTAAGGCAGCCACAATCGGGGTAACGGCAGATCCAAAATCTATTTTCCCTAAAGCATCTAAGATATAAAGTGCCGCTGTCCCAGTGCCAGCTATTAAAGCTCCTTTCAATATTTTAATGATTGTTTCTTTATCAAAGGAATTTTTAATTTGTGCCATATTATTTAATTGTTTTCTATTGATTGTTGCAAAACGACCTTTTCACTCCCGCATTTTACACAAATAGCATCTTCTGGCGGAAGTGGTGTTTTAAATTCTTGTTGACAACGGAAACAATAATATTTTTTCTCGGGTATTATTTGTTTTCTTTCCAATTCTATTTCTTCTTTTTCTATTTTTAACGCTTCTTTTATTTCTTCTTTTTTTATAAGTTGATGAATTCTCTGTCGGCTTACTTTAAATATTTCCCCTATCTTTTCGTATGTTAATCCTTTTTTTCTTAATTTTATTACTTTTTTTACCGGAATCATTTTTATAACGATTTTACTAATCTAATTATCTCTTTTTTGATTTCTTCCCGATTTTTTAACTCTTTGCTCGGAGAAATTTTTTCTTGATAAGGAATATTATAAATCTTACAAACGCCTTTACAAATCCCTTTAGCTATTAAATCAAAATGACCGATAATTTTATCCATATCTTCTTTTGAATCCATATAACCGCATTCAATTAAAGTAGCCCAGCAATCAGTTCTTCTTATCCAACTTAACGCTCCGAATCTTGTAATAGAATCAGATCTTGCTCCTCTATTTTTAATGCCGGTTTCTCTACAAAATTCATCAACAAGCGCTTTGGCTATTCTTCTGGAACTTTCAAAATGAGCATAATAATAAGCTTCTGCTCCGGTGTGACCACAACAATTGTTGTGAATGCTTAAAGCCAGTCCCGAGTTTATATCCACCACTCTTTCGTTCACCCAATCAATGGATTGAGTGAGATTCAAATTATCTGGCACTGCCATAACTTTAAAACCTTGCCTTTCCAATTTAGGAATTAAAGCATCTCTTATGACCACATTTAAATCTCTTTCTACTCCATATCTGCTTATTGCTCCAGGGTCGATATTTGAATGTCCAGCATTTAAAAAGATAACTTTTTTCATTGTTTTATGTTTTAATATTGCGGGGACAGAGCCATAAGATTTGAAACTATCTTATCGAATGGATGTCCCCGCCTTCTTTCTCAGGAGGTTCTTTTCTTCGATTTTGGCTTCCTAAACTTCAGCTCATTATAAGCCATTCCGAGCTGAAATCCTATCTCCGCTGTTATCCAAGCGGTTTCGGGGGGAAGGTATTTGAGTTCAAATGTGATGCCGCTCTTTGTCCTTCTTCGGAATTTGCGACAGTTGTCGTCTATTATTGCAGCTATTAACGCTCGAAGGAAAATGAGATTTGTTTTCCCAATTTCTTTCGGCGTTCTGGCTTTTTCCCAGACTTTAACATAAAAATCTCTTAGAGCGAGGAATTCGCTTGGCGTGACATCGTCTGGGAAATGGTTGAAATAACGAACCGCAAATCCCCTCTCAATCATCTCGTCTATTTCGGCGGTTGTTTTCGGGTTTAACGCCAGTCCGTTTAAGAGCTTCTTCATTCGAAAGTCGCTCTCAATCCATTTTTTAAAGGCGTTTTCTTGGCGGTTTTCTCCGTTTCTCATTTTTCCTCCTTTCTTCAAGAATGATTCTTGTTGGAATCAGCATACCTCGGCACGAAACATCCCGACAGCGAAATCCGCTATAGTCGAGCCGATGAATCAAACCGCACTTTTCGCAAACAAGAGCTTCCATTTTTTCCTCCTTTCTTGAACCTCCTGATTTAATTGGAATGAACTATTTTTTATTTAAGAACCAACCAATTACAAAAAGTCTGGATAGCCATCCGTAGTAAATCCCAACCAACCATAAATATCCCAACCTTCGCCCAAGTGGGCATCTCTTCAATTTTCTTTCCAAATTTTTTAAGCATATATTATCTGATGGGTCTTCCATAAATTTATTTATTCAATTTCGTTTTGATTTCCACCAATAAATTTATTATCTTATCCAATTTATCGTCCAGCTTATCAATTTTTCCATTGATAGTGTTTAAGTGATTATCTTCCAGAAGTTTTAGGGTTTTAATTACAGAGCCGTTGTTGTTATTATTATTTTTGCGGTTTCTCAAATAGGCAAAGAACTCTTTGATAAAAAGCAGAAAGAGAATCGCTACTGTGCCCATTTGAAATATTTCGGGAGCTAATTCAGACATAGTTTTTTAATCAATTTTTTTATTGTTTCCCAGATCCTCCGCCAGATTGACCAAGCTTTCTTTTTAGCTTCTTCTGGCGGCAATAAAAGCTCCATATTTAAAATCTCTATTTATTACTTTTCGACTAAAATAGAGCAAGCCGTTATCACCTTCTTTTTTTCCTAAACTTTGCTGGGCTATCAAATAAGGCTCGCCGTTTATTATTTTTTGACCAAATATTTTAATAAAGTTTTGAATGTGATGCGGATGTAATTTCCCGCCTTTAATTTCGCACTTTCGACAAGTCCAATTATCTCTGGCAAATACTGCTTCACGCCATAATCGCATTTCAATACTTCGCCAAATTTGTTTATTCTCTGGAGTAATCCCACCTTTCCAATTAGGATGTTTATTTCCTTTGCGAACATTAAATCCTTTATGCCCTTTTTTAAAAATAGATGAATGGGGATGTAATTTTTGCATTTCACTAATTTTTCTTTTATGTTCTTCTGATAATTTTCTACCTATCAAAGCTTTACTTATTTTTTTTCCGATTTCTTTATATTTTTCTTTCGGAATAAAACCTTTATGCCCTTTTGGGAAATTATTACCATTATTACCTCTTTTTTGAGCAATTATACTTAATTTCTTTTTTGTTATTTCAGTATGTTTTCTTCCTTTTTGCCCCTCACTTAATCTTTTTTTATGATATTCAGTTCTTAAATAAATTTCAGAAGGCATAAATTATTTTTTTTAAATTTTTCTAACCATTGTATAAAAGCTCCATATTTAAAATCTCTATTTATTACTTTTCGACTAAAATAGAGCAAGCCGTTATCACCTTCTTTTTTTCCTAAACTTTGCTGGGCTATCAAATAAGGCTCGCCGATTATTATTTTTTGACCAAATATTTTAATTGCGTGCCCGAATAGAGGCGGACCTGGCTCATCTGGAATTATCCCGTCTTTTACATTATTCCAGTTCTCTCGCCACGTCGTGCCCGTAAAAATTGAACACTTTTTCGCTTTATTTTGCCACAGGGCGGCTCTAAATGCGTTAAAGGTATCTACACTATCATCCACTCGAAAATAGCTCATTTTTCGGTGTTTTTTAGCAAGGTCGTCCAGTTCTTTCGGCCAATTTTCCCAATTTGCTACTATATCCCGGGAATAATTATCAAGATCAAATGGTGAATTTTCTTTTTTAATAAACCCGAATTTAACCGCCGCCTTACACGCACTTCTTAAATCTGCTCCCCAGCTTCGCCAATCCCCTTCGATTTGCTTAATTTTGGCAAAAGTATAAAGAGGGTCTAAATCTACTCCTTCTTGGTCTTCCGCAACGGCTGAAAGAGCAAATGCGGTGCAAAAATCTGTCTCTTTCTGGTCTTCAATCGAAATTGGCTCAGCCACCATAAAATCTTCATTAGGAGGAAGAGACCCCATCCCGAATACTTTTATTCGGCTGAAATCACGAGAATCTGACGGAAGTTCACGAAGACCCCCTCTCATTTTTATAATTTCTTTTTTTCTTTGAATTATCATAGTTTTTATTCAATTATTATTGATTGCATTTCTGGCGGTGGTGCTTCTCCTCCCCCCGCTGTATAGGTGCAATAGATGGAGTATTTTCTATCTTGTGAAGTTGGAGACCAAGGGTCTGGCCAATTCCCATAATTTTCTGAATCGTCCCCCCCTAAACCAGTAGCAGAATCATAATAAATACTCTCACCATAATATTCACCCGTATAGTAGTTCTTCCAAAAAACTATATAATAATCTTGTGATGTAATATTTACAGATGGACTAAAATTTGTTGTTCGCCACGCAGGGTCATAAACAGTATTCCCCTCTTCAGTCCCACCAACAAAAGAATTATCACTTCTTTTATAAAGTCCCTGTTTATACTCGTTGGTATTTCTTCCATATGATGAAATAGATGTTGCGCTTCCATCTGCTCCTGTAAAATAAGAACCAACAATATGGTCTTGATAAATAGAATAATCACTTCCCCCCACCGTATCATACCCAAAAGTCGGGTCAACCTTCACAGGATAAACCGCCTTATCTAAGAAATTCTGTTCAATCTCTATTGTTAGAATTCCTTTTTTCTCATCTATGTTTAATTTTCCCCAAGTCCAGTTTCCGTTGCTGTCAATTACTTTTGGTCGGTAAATATGAAATGCCTTGCCTGCCCTGTAATTCTTGCCACCCATCTTGGAATAATCGCCTGCTTTGCTTTCGTGATAAACCGCATAAGAACCAACAACATTTTCGGGTCTTTCTGCTATTACATTGCCGTCCTTGTCATAAATATGCGTCTCGTCTGCTGTTTGTCCTTCTTCTAATTTCTCCTCTGTCATCGGTGGCTGGTAGTAAAATTTCAATCCTTTCGTGTTAATCGTAAACTCTAACTTATTCGTGCTTGGCTTTTCTTTTAAGATAACTTCAAACTCATAGCCGCCTTCTCTCAATTTCTCGTTCGGCTTTATGTTGTAAAAGTGCAGTTCTTTTTTAGGGGTTATGTATTCTATCCTTTTGCCGATAAAATTTAGTTTCTTGCTTTCAAGGGGGATTGAACCTATAATCGGCTCTGGGTTAAGTTCAAAATTAACCTCGTCCCACCTGCTTATCTTAAGCGACGGAGTAAAAACTTCTTGAGTTTCACCTCCAAACACTCTCTGCTGAAATATCTGCTTTCCCTCTCCTACTTCTACCACAATCCTGTCTCTCCAATCGTCCTTAACTACCTTTCTTAATTTTACTCCGTCAATTAACTGGTATTCCTGTTTTATTTGGCTTAAATTGTATTTTTGAGGTAATTTATCAATACTTATATCAAAATCGGTAGTTGTTAAAGAATTCCCCGCCACTATTGCTATTTCTACAATACCCAAGATAACCAAAATCTTCTTAATCTCTCTTTTAAGCCAATCTAAAGCGTTTCTCAGTTTTTGTTTAATTGCTTCAATCATTGATTGTGTATTGAACGAAAATAAATATATCTGTCGCACTACTAATTGAATCTATATCTAAACTCAACCAAGTATCAGCCGCAATTGAGGAGTTGGCAAAGGAGGTTGTTGTCGCCGTGTCGCTGTCGCATACCAATCCCGAACTCATAACATCCGTTCCAGCAGAATTTCCAGAAATCGTCCTTTCGTCAAACTGAATTGATGATGTCCCGCTATCCGTCCTACAGCCTATCTCGGTTATTGTTATCGCCACTGGATTATACCTTTGAGCGGCTGGATTTGCGGTAGTGGTGGCGTTCTTAATTGTGATTGAAAAACTGTCAGTGTAGATTTCAGAATCTATGTCAATGGTATCATTATTAAGTGTCAAACTTCTCCCTGCCACTAAATTAGTTTCACTTGAAACATCCACACAACCACTACAAGCCAATCCAGTAGCGTTTCCTCCTTCTGCGTCCCCAGCCGCATAATTACCTGTTGTGTCCGTTCCTAAAGCCACTGAATTTGCTTGTATGGTTAGGTTATTGTAAGCCCCGGACACATCGCCAGAAAAAGTAGTCCCAGTCGTTAAATCATCGCTATTATCTGTGTCCCAAGCAGAATAATCTAACCAACCTGTAGCTCCACCAGTATCATTCCAATAAAGTAATCTGTTAGCATTTGGGTCTGTTAAACTTTCTAATCCCAAGTGAGACAAACTGAAAGTAGTCCCCGTTAAATCAAGACCTGTTCCAGCAGAGTAGGTCGTGTCTTGGTCTGTATAATTGCAATCTAAACCAGTCCCTGCCACATACTTGCAAAGTTTGCCGTCTGCCAGCGTCCCCTCATTCACGCTTAAAGTGTCGCCTGTTAGGTCAAGGAGTGTTCCGCTAACCGCCAGATTGGTATCGCTTGAAATGTCTATTGTAGAAGTAGAAACGTTACCCGAACCGTCAACCTTTAAAAAACCTGTATCCAATCCGCTTAAAGTAAGTCCCGCAAAAGTGGGCGAAGCTCCAGTATGTATATCTTGAGGAGTAGCCATTATTAATCCTGCTGTTCCTGAAGCAGTAACTGTAATTTGGTTAGACGTCCCCCAAATTGTTAAAGCCCCAGTCAAAGTGTTCAATGATGTTACGCCACCTCCCATTGCTACCCACTCAAAGGTGTCCCCCGTCGCTTCGTAAGATAAAACATACTCGTCCGTTGTGGCATTAGAAGCTGAAATATCGTCTGGAGTTACCGTGCTTATGTAGCCAGCCGCCGTGTTCTCCGCTTCCGTCCAGACATCAAAACAACTTTCCACATTTCCAGAAGCGTCTATTCCCAAAGGAGCTTGACCCGATGAACAATTAGAAGGATTGGAAGCCA